CGCTGGAATTGCAAAAGGAAATTTGACTTTAGTTAACGCTGGTGTTGGGTATACTCCATCATCAGGTTCTTTTACTTATAATAACGTCCCTTTGAGTAATATCACTGGAAACGGCAGAGATGCAACTGCAAATATTACCATTTCTAATGGTGTTGCTATTGCAGCAACAATATCCAATGGCGGAACTGGTTATGTTATTGGAGATGTCCTAACATCCACACAAATTGGAACAGATTCTCTTGGCAGAAACTTACAAATATCAGTATCAGAACTAAGTGGGGTAAATGAATTAATAATTGATAATGTTCAAGGAGAGTTTGAAGTTGGGACTGCGAAAGTAGTTCAGTATGTTAATAATTCGGGCATAACTACAGATTTAAATTATTCTGTTGGCGGCAACGTTCTTATACCATCAGATGGAATTCAAGTAGAAACAGATGGTTTACATATTAAAGTAAATCATAGAAATCATGGAATGCACGCAGGAGAAAATACTGTAAAGATATCAAATGTTATTGGAAATATTAAACCAATTAAATTAACAACAGACTATGATAAAGATTCTAATCAAAATATTCTGGTAGATAATACTGATAATTTCTCAACTTTTGAAAATGTTGGTGTTGGCACCACTAATCCAGGTTATGTTTTAATTGGTGATGAGATTATTTCTTATGAGGGAGTAACTGCAAATTCTTTAACTGGAATAACCAGAGGAATTGATCAAACTTTATCATTTTCGTATTCACAAGGAACTTCAGTGTACAAATATGAATTAAATGGACTATCTTTGAGAAGAATTAATACCACACATACACTCCAAGATGCTACAGTCTCTGATCCAGTTGATTTTGATTACTATACTATTAAAATAGATACATCTCAAAATGGAAAAGTAGATGCACTCCCTTATGGTCAAGTTGATAGAAGTGTTGGAACTACTTTCCCCAAATTATATGCAAATGAGACAAAATCTGCGGGGGGATATTCCATAAATTGTACTCAAAATATTCAATATGAAATTGCAAATCCAAATATACAGACAACCTCAGTTCGCGGAACTAACATCACTGCATCAATGAGAACAGTTTCGGGAACCAGTGTTGATGGTGTAGAAAATTCATTCCAAGATAAAGGATTTACTAATGTAAAACTGTATGAAAATAATTATTTTGATTCTCCAAGAATAGTTTGCTCAAAAGTAAATGAGGATGAAAGATTATCCACACTTCCTACGAAGAAATCATTAACCGTAGATTTGACACTTTCAACAGCAAACTCTTATATATCGCCAACAGTTGACTTAGACAGATCCTCAATTGTATTTACTACTAATAGAATTAACAGTCCCATTGAAAATTATGCTACAGATAACAGAGTCAGTACTATTTCTGATGATCCGTCCGCATTTGTTTATGCAACCAATACTATTCAATTAGAAATTCCAGCAACTTCACTAAAAGTACTTGTTACTGCATATGTAAACGTTTTTAGTGATCTTAGAGCTCTGTATTCAATTAAGAGTAATGCAACTGATGAATCAATTTTCTATCCTTTCCCGGGATATTCAAACCTCACCGATGATGGTAGGGTTATTTCACAATCATTAAGTGACGGAACTTCTGATAAAAAAATAATTAAAACCAATGTAATTGGATATAACTCAGAAGATTTGGAGTATAAAGAGTTTGAGTTTAATATAAACAATCTCTCTTCATTTAAATACTTTAGTATTAAATTGATTGGATCGGGAACAAATCAAGCTTTTCCACCAAGACTATCTGATCTTAGAGTTATTGCATTAGCATAATATGGCACATATAAAAGTTGAGGGTCACTCCAATTTAGTAAGAGACGAAAAAACAAAAGCAGTTTTAAATACAAATATGGGAGACTATGATCGCTACATAAAATTAAAAAAAATAAAAGAAAATGATAACAGAAAAATTGAAGATTTGGAAGATGATATTAGTGGAATTAAAAATGATTTACAAGAAATTAAAAATTTACTAGGAAATTTGCTAAATGGATCCAAATAAAATAGAACTAGATAATATTAATAAACTATTTGAATATGAAAAACTATCTAGAGATATAGATAGTATATGTGATATTGAAACTGTTAGGAATTTTGCGAAAGCATATATTAAATTATACTTAAAACAACAAGAAGTAATTTTAAATTTGTAACATGGCGCAACCTTCTAGTAGACAAGAATTAATTGACTATTGCAAAAGAAAACTGGGAGCGCCAGTTTTGGAAATTAACGTTGCCGATGAACAAATTGATGACTTAGTTGATGATGCTATACAATTTTTTCAAGAAAGACATTTTGATGGTGTTGGTCAGGTATATCTTAAGTATCAAATAACTCAAGACGATATTGATAGAGGAAAAGCACCTGCTGGTTCTAATCCCTCTGCAGGAATAGCACAAACATCAGCAACTGCAGACATTGTTGGAACTGCTACAACTTTCACATACAAAGAAAATAGTAATTTCTTGCAGGTTCCACCGTCAATTATTGGAATTCAAAAAATATATCATTTTGATGGAACTAACACTACAACAAACAATATGTTCAGTGTTAAGTATCAATTATTCTTGAATGATATTTACTATTGGGGTTCTACTGAAATATTGACTTATGCGATGGTAAAAACATATCTAGAAGATATTGATTTCTTACTTACAACACAGAAGCAAATAAGATTTAATCAAAGGATGGATAGATTATACCTGGACATTGATTGGGGAAGTGTTGCTGTTGGAGATTACCTAATAATTGATTGTTATAGATCTTTGAATCCAAATGATTTTCCAAGAGTTTGGAATGATTCCTTCCTAAAACCATATCTAACTGCACTTATAAAAAGGCAGTGGGGTCAGAATTTGATCAAATTTCAAGGAGTAAAACTTCCAGGTGGAGTTGAGCTTAATGGTAGACAAATGTATGATGATGCACAAAAAGAAATTGATATGATAATGGAAAAAATGTCTAATACATATGAATTACCGCCTCTTGATATGATAGGATAAGAAACATGTTAAATCCATTTTTTCAGCAAGGTTCATCAGGTGAGCAAAATCTTGTTCAGGATTTAATTAATGAACAATTAAAAATATATGGCGTAGAAATTTATTACCTACCAAGAAAATATGTAACGTCCAAAACCATAATAAAAGAGGTAATTGAGTCTGAATTTGACAATGCATTTCCCATTGAAGCGTATGTAGATAGTTATGATGGATATAGCGGACTTGGAACTTTAATGTCAAAATTTGGCATTCAAGAATTAGATGATTTGACTCTTACAATATCCAAAGAAAGATTTGAGACTTACATTTCTCCTCTTATCAAAAATGCAACAGATATAAAACTATCAACAAGACCAAAAGAAGGCGACCTAATTTATTTTCCTTTAGGTGATAGATTATTTGAAATTAAATATGTTGAACACGAAAAACCATTTTATCAACTACAAAAAAATTATGTCTATCAGTTAACATGCGAACTCTTTAGATATGAGGATGAACTGATTAATACCACCATAGAAGAAATTGACGATAATACGATAGACTCTGGATTTATACAGACTTTGACTATGGTAGGGGCTGCAGTTACTGCTACAGCAACTGCACAGATATTTAATGGTGGAGTAAGAAAAATAATATTGTCAAATAGAGGAAGCGGTTACAAGTCTGTTCCTACGGTAGCAATTTCATCTGCACCCAGTGGTGGTCTAACTGCTACAGGAATAGCAACAATGATATCCGGAATCATTGACTGTGAGGGGTTAGCATCTGATAGAATTCAGGGAGTTGAAATAACAAATTCTGGATATGGTTACACAGTTGCACCTAGTGTTTCATTCATAGGTGGAGAGGGAAGTGGTGCAGAAGCGACCACAGAAATTGCTGATGGAATAGTTGGTATTATTACTATAACAAATGGTGGTTCTGGATATACAGGGTCGCCAATTGTTACTATAAGTTCTCCAGGAATAGGAACAACAGCAACTGCAACTGCTTATATCAACAGTTCTGGGTCAGTAACATCTATAAGAATAACCGATACCGGAGTCGGGTATACTTCAATTCCAACAGTAACTATAGGTTCGCCAATTGCAACTGGTATTGGAACATTTGCAGTTAATGAAGTTGTGACAGGATCTATTAGTGGAACCACTGCCATAGTGAACTCTTGGAACGCTGTGACGAATGAATTGAAAGTGTCCAAAATCAGTGGAAGTTTCACTTCTGGAGAAAATATTGTTGGTTCGGAAAGCGGTGCAAGTAGAAAGTTAAGAATAGTTGGAGAGTATAATACTACGGATCCATATGCACAAAATGACGTTATTGAAGAGGAAGCTGATCTAATTTTAGATTTTAGTGAAGTCAACCCATTCGGAACTCCATAAATACACAATATATAAGAATAATTAATTCTCTTCAAAATGTTTGAATACTTTTATCACGAGATATTAAGAAACACTGTTGTATCTTTTGGTACACTTTTCAATAATATTTCTATAAAGCACAAAAATAACTCTGGAGATGTTGTAAGTGAACTAAAAGTTCCTCTTGCATATGGACCAACTCAGAAGTTTTTGGCAAGACTGGAACAATCTCCAGATTTGAACAAACCAGTTCAAATGACTCTTCCAAGAATGTCATTTGAATTTATTGGACTGAATTATGATCCACAGAGAAAAGTAACGTCAACTCAGACATTTATAACATCTCCTACATCAGATAAGACTCAAGAGAAAAAGGCATACATGCCAGTTCCATATAATATGGAATTTGAGTTGAGTATAATGACAAAATTAAATGATGATATGCTTCAAATTATTGAGCAGATACTTCCATATTTTCAACCTTCATATAATTTATCCGTTAATTTAATTAAAGAAATTGGAGAAAAGCGCGATATTCCTATTGTGCTTGGAGGTATTACAATGAGTGATGATTATGAAGGAGACTTTTCAACTAGAAGAGCATTAATTTATACACTAAGATTTACTGCAAAAATATATCTATTTGGTCCGGTTTCTTCTGCATCTCAAGATATCATCAAAAAAGTTTCTGTTGGTTATATATCTGCATCTTCTGGTGGAGCAGATGCAAAATCTGGAGGAAGAGATTTACAATATTCAGTAGAACCAACTGCAACTAAGAATTATACTGGAGTAAACGTAACTACTTTATCTTCAGATATTGAAAAGACTGATTCGTACATCAATGTCGATGACGCTTCATCTATTTTACCAAATACTTATATTGCAATTAATGAAGAGACAATATATGTAAAATCAAAAGCAGAAAATAAATTATCAGTAACTAGAGGTGCAAATGGAACTGTAGCATCTTCTCATGTTGCAGGTTCTTCTGTTCTTGGAATAACTAGTCAAGATGATAACTTAATTGAAGTTGGAGATGATTTTGGATTTAGTGGTGGGTTTTCATGAGAATGAGTAAAAAATACGAAAAACTAAATGAAGAGTTCAATATTTCGGATGATATCATAAAACCAGAAATAGTAGAATCTACTTCTGAAATTAATAACGAAACAACATCATCAACGATAAAAGACATTAAAAAAGACTACGAATATACTAGAGGCAATTTATACTCTTTAATAGAAAAGGGTCAAGAAGCTATTAATGGAATCCTGGAATTAGCTCAAGAAAGCGAAATGCCTAGAGCATATGAGGTTGCTGGTCAATTGATAAAAAATGTCGCAGATGCCACAGATAAATTGATGGACTTGCAGAAGAAGTTAAAAGAGGTTGAAGAAGAAAAATCTACAAAAGGCCCTACAAATGTTACAAATGCACTATTTGTAGGGTCTACAGCAGAACTTGCAAAACTTCTAAAGAAACAATCCAACGATGAAAACATTTAGACAGTTTAGAGAAGAGTGGAGTAATAAATATAAAAAGAGTATTGACTGCTCAAATCCAAAAGGTTTTTCTCAACGTGCTCATTGTGCAGCGAGAAGAAAAAGAGCAAAAGGCGAAGAAACTAAATCAAAACCAGTTGAATGAAGAACCAAAAATTCTCACATAAAACACCACACCTAAAAGGTAAGCAGCATCAGTTAGATCCAAATTTGGATTTAAAACAGTCTGTTTATCATGCAACTGTTCAGTATGTTGATTGGGACAATGATGGTGATGTCGATGAATATGATAAGAAACCCAAATTAGTTCCTGATGAAAATCCGAATGCAGATTTTGCGACTACATCTAAAAAATTAATCGCAAAACAAAAGGGAGAATTGAAGCATACTAAAAGGGGTATAGCTTATGAGGATTTAAGAAATTGGTTTTCAAAATCACATCCAGAAGGGAATTGGAAAAGATATAATACAAAAGGAGAAGCAATTGGTCAATGTGCTCGTGAACCCGGAGAACCAAAACCAAAGTGCCTATCTAATGAAAAAGCAGCAAAAATGTCCAAAGATGAAATTGCTGCTGCCGTAAGGAGAAAGAGAGAAAAAGATCCAGTAGCAGATCGTTCGGGAAAAGGAGGAAAACCAAAAATGGTATCTAATAAAATTGAAGAGCAATCTGGAGAAGAAAGATATTGTCCTATGTGCAAAAAAAGAGAGCGCAGAATGGATTGCTCTTATGGACCTGCTATGTGGGACGCTGTGACTATTGGTGGAGTTTCTGAATCGAAGAAACCTCAACCTGATCATGAACATTCGATGGCAAGATCTGAACTTTCTACCATTGAGAAAGCAGTAAAACGTCTCAAATCTAAAATGAAAGGTGAAGGTAATATTGAAGCATGGGTACAATCAAAAATTACAAAAGCAGCAGATTATATTGATTCGGCAGCAGATTACTTAGATAGTGGTGAACATAATGTTCAAGGATCAATGGATGAAGCAAAAGGTCCTTGCTGGACTGGATATAAGCAAGAAGGTTTGAAGAAAAAAGGTAATAGAATGGTTCCAAATTGTGTTCCAGAAGAAGTAGATTTGGAAGAAGAAAATAAACCAACAAATCCAAAACTTTGGGCAAAGTGGAAAGCAAAGGCAAAAGCAAAATTTGATGTTTATCCTTCTGCATATGCAAATGGATGGGCTGCAAAAGGTTACAAGTCAGAAGGCGGTGGTTGGAAGTCAGTTTCAGAAGAAACTATTGAAGATGTAAATGGAAATACATTTGCAGAAGTCATTGATATTATCAAAGTAGAACCACTAGTTTCTGAAGAGAGTGATAAGGTTTGTGAGGTATGTGGAAAGTCTCCATGCGAATGTTCCTCAAAGAGACCAATGGGAGGTAGTTCCGCGAAACCCGGACCAGATAAAAATTATGTAAAACCAATGTCAGAATCGGTAAGAATTCCAGCAAAAACTGGAAACATTATTCTTGTTACTTTGAATTGGAGAGGAAAACTATATATGATTAAGTTGTTCTTCCCACAAACATCAAAACCAAATAGACAAGAAGTTCAATCTCAAATTGAAAAGGTTTATCCAGGTTCTAGAGTTCAGTCATATTATGTTTCTGATATCAAACCAGGAGAACAGTTTCTCCAGGTTGAAGGTGCCGCATGGACCAAAAAGGAAGGAAAGAATAAAGAAGGTGGACTAAATGAAAAGGGTCGTCGCTCATATGAAGCAGAAAATCCCGGTTCTGATTTGAAAGCACCATCTAAAAAAGTTGGCAATCCTCGTCGTGCATCATTCTGCGCAAGAATGAAAGGTATGAAAAAGAAACTAACCTCTACCAAAACTGCTAACGATCCGGATAGTAGAATCAACAAATCACTTAGAGCGTGGAACTGCTAATGAAAAGTTTTAAACAATTTCTATCAGAATCAGTAAATATCTCCGGAGATTTCAACGGAAATCTTTATATCAATAACTCAGAACCAGAAGTTACTAAAGAATCTTTTGTTGCTGATATAGTTTGGGAAGGAAAAATATACAGAATGGAAATAGAAGGTGCAATGATG